TTTGATTATGTTAATGGTTCTCATTCAAGCTTAGAACCTATAAGACATATACTTGAGATGTACGGAGATGATTTTACACCTAACCTTAACGTGGAGTGGGATGACATGGATATAGAAACTTTATTAGCTAAGAATGATTTAGAAGCAAGATGGACATTCAACGTTCCATCTTTAACAAGGCAAGTTGAGGGCATTAATGCAGGACACTTGATTGAGATAGGAGCAAGACCTAATACAGGTAAGACTTCTTTCCATGCGAGTTTGTTAGCAGGACCAGATGGTTTGGCAAAGCAAGGTGCAAATTGCATTATCTTATGTAATGAAGAAGGTAGTCACAGAGTTGGTGCAAGATACTTGACTGCATCTACAGGTATGACAATGCGAGAGATAAAAGAAAACCCTACTAAGGCTCGTGATTTGTATGAACCAATCAAAAAGAATATAAAGATTAAGGATGCTACAGGTCGTGACATGGCTTGGGTTGAGAGTGTGTGTAAAGCATACAAACCTGACATAGTTATATTAGACATGGGAGATAAGTTTGCTCGTACAGCAGGATTTGCTAGAGCAGATGAAGCATCAAAAGCTAATGCTATACATGCTCGTATGATTGCTAAAGAACATCAATGTGCTATGTTTTATATGTCACAGTTATCTGCTGATGCAGAGGGTAAGGTGTTACTAAATCAAAGTATGATGGAAGGTAGTCGTACAGGTAAAGCTGCTGAAGCTGACCTTATGATTCTTATAGCTAAGAACCCACCACGACAAGATGAGACAGAAGAAGATTTACAAAGACATCTTAATGTGGTAAAGAATAAACTTACAGGATGGCATGGTGTTGTTCATTGTAATTTAAATTATCAAGTGGGGAGATACGAGGTATGACACAAGTACCAATTCATAAAATGAAAATGATGTATCTGAATAGAGAAGATGCAAAAAAGTTAAACTTACCTCTGATACCTAGTTATGTAAGAGAAGATGGTTATACATTTAGATATTATTATACAAGGGGTGATAAGATATATGAAATGTGGAACTCACCACAGACTCTAGCTAAAGTAGCTATTAGGAAAAGCAATGACAAAAAACAGCATAGTAAAAAGATTAAAAAATTTATTAAAAGAGTAAAGTTGTTTTTGGGTTGCATCATTTGTGGCTATAAAAAATGTAATGAAGCTTTACATTTTGACCATGTTGATATACATAATAAGATTATGGATATTAGTAGAATGAGTGGTTATAGTTTTAAAACATTAAAAAATGAAATGAGAAAATGTAGAGTTTTGTGTGCTAATTGTCATGCTGAACATACGCAAGTACAAAGAGAAGGAGGATTATTTAATAATGAAGTTAACAGTTGATGTAGAAAATACCGTTACTCATCGTGGTGGTAAGATGCATCTTGACCCATTTGAATCTACGAACAAACTTGTCATGGTAGGTTGTCTAACAGATACAGGAAAAGAGTATTTGTTTCGTGATGACTTTACAGGTGTGCAAGAGTTAATAGATGAAGCTACTATATTGATTGGACATAATATTGTTCACGATTTAATGTGGTTATGGGAATGTGGATTTAAATATGATGGTGCAGTCTTTGATACTATGTTGGGAGAATACGTATTACAACGTGGTAACAAACAACCACTATCACTTGAAGCATGTGCTGAAAGATATGAGTTAGAGACACAAAAACAAGATACACTAAAAGAATATTTTAAGAAGGGTGTAGGTGTAGANGAGATACCTGCTGATGAACTATCTAGTTATTTATCTGCTGATTTACATGCAACACAACAATTATCTGATGAGATATATAAGAAGTTGAACACTATCGAATATTCATCTCTTATGGATACTGTTGTACTAACGAACCAAGTTGCAGTTACATTAGGTAAGATATATAGAAGAGGTTTTAAGGTAGATGTCTCTAAATTAGATGAGGTTAGAGTCGAGTTTGAGAAAGAAAAACAGAACATTGAACACAGACTTAATCAACAAGTACGNAATCTAATGGGNGATACACCTATTAATTTAAACAGTCCTGAACAGATGTCTTGGGTTATATATAGTAAGAAGCCTATAGACAAAGCNATGTGGGCAAATAACTTCCANCCTTACATGGGAACTAATGAGTATAAAGATAAAGTTAGAGAATACTCTAATACTATGTTTAAAACACAAGCAGTAAAGTGTGATGTGTGTAGGGGAGAAGGTTACATAAGAAAGGTAAAAAAAGATGGCAATTTATACTCTAAACCAAGCAGGTGTAGTGCTTGTAATACTAGTGGTTACTTATTTAATGATACAGGATTGGTAGCAGGATTAAAGTTCTCTGCACCCAATGGTAAATGGATAAGTGCCAATGGTTTTACAACAAACAAAGCATACTTAGATATATTACGTAATGTAGCTAAGAAAAATAACTTAACGGATGCAGTACAGTTTTTAACTGACTTACAGAGGTTGTCTGCATTAGATACATATTTATCATCTTTTGTTGAGGGTATCAGCACTCATGTTAAATCTGATGGCAAGCTTCATGTGAGATTATTACAACACAGAACTTCAACAGGTAGATTTAGTGGTGCTGACCCTAACATGCAGAACATGCCTAGAGGTGGCACGTTTCCTGTTAAGAAGGTATTTATATCACGTTGGGCAGGTGGCAAGATACTTGAAGCTGACTTTGCACAGTTAGAGTTTCGAGCTGCGGCATATTTATCACAAGACGAAACAGCAATAAAGGAGATTAAAAATGGTTTTGATGTTCACAGTTATACTGCTAACGTTATTAATAATGCTGGCGAAAAGATGTCTCGACAAGAAGCCAAGGCTCACACCTTTGCACCCCTCTATGGAGCAACAGGGTTTGGAAGGACACCTTCTCAGGCTACATATTATAAACACTTCACGGAGAAATACAAAGGAGTCGCATTATGGCACTCCAAGTTGGCTAAAGAAGCTTTAGAAACTAATATGATTACGACACCATCAGGCAGACAGTTTTCTTTTCCTGATGTAGAACGAAGAAGTAATGGTAGTGTGTCCTACTTTACTCAAATAAAAAACTACCCTGTTCAATCTTTTGCTACTGCTGACATAGTTCCGTTAGTTTTAATGGAGATTGATAAAGCACTTGACAGGTATAATTCATGTGTGGTAAATACTGTACACGACTCTATAGTGATAGATATTCACCCACAGGAAACGGAAGACGTATTGAATATTATTCGCAATATAAATAAGACATTGATTAATTTGATAAATAATACTTTTAGAATAGATTTTAATGTACCTTTATTATTAGAAGCGAAAATAGGAGATAATTGGCTTGACACTAAAGATGTGTCGTGATATAACTAGGACTCTTTTGAAAGGAGAAAATAAATATGAATGAAGTAGTAACTATAAATACGGATAATTATGCAACTATGGCTAAAGCTATGGGAGTGCCTACAATGTCCACTGATAAAAAGACCAATGTGTTAAATAGATTTAGACTTTGGCACAATCCTACTATGGGTAAAGATACTAATAGTCAGGGTAAAGAAATAATCACTGAAGTAGTTGAAGGTGGTTCATATCGACTTGAAGAAGTTGGAGACCCATCAAAGTTTTTCTTTGCTAAGAAGGTAAAGTTTAGACCTTTCATGCAACGTTTTATGTATAAGAGATACACTGCTTACTCTAACCCTAAAGAGGGGGAGAAGCGAGGTTTCTATACGTCATCTATCATGGCAGATAATTTAAATATTGATTTGAAAGATGATGCAGGAACGTTTAACTGTGGAAAACCAGCAGGTTTTGTTGAGGACTTTCAAGCTTTATCTGANNCTGTTAAAAAATCTATAAGNGAGATAAAAAGATATAGAGTTGTATTTGGTATAGTGGATTTACTGCAACCAATAAAAGCAGTGGATGGTAAAGANGTAGACGAAAAACTATCTAGCTTTCCTGTTATATGGGAAGTAAATAATAGAGATGACTACAAAGCTTTAGGTGGAGTATTTTCTAAGTTTGCTAAGATGGAACGTTTACCATTGCAACATGCTATAGACTTAGAAGACCCAACACCTCACAAAGGTAATAGTGGTAATACCTTCTATACATCTAATGTTAAGTTAGACTTAACAAGTAAGATAGATATAAGTGAAGAAGACCACAAAATCTTTGGAGACTTCATGGATTGGGTGAAAGTCCATAATGATGGTATCATAGCTAAGTGGGATATGGCAGTTGCTGAAAGGCAAGATGTTTTATCACANGATGATATGAAGACAGTTGATGATTTTATTGANGTAGAATTGGAATCNTCTAATGCCTAATCCTTCTCACCCTGCTGAANTATNACTGCATCAATATATGTCTGATGCAGTAAATGGCAAAACTACCATGCCTGACGAAGTAATAGAGCAGGTAGGTAAAGATGTCATGGATGCATTACGTAAGCAGTTTGGCAGTGGTGAGAATAGGAAGGACTTCAGACTACGTATGTCCAACTTAGGTAGACCAACATGTCAACTGTGGTTTCAGAAGAATAAGCCTGAATTAGCTTCAGATAAGCCTAACAACTTTATGATGAATATGATGTTAGGCGATATTGTGGAAGCAGTGTTTAAGGGGTTACTCAAGGCATCAGGAGTTAAGTATGACGAACCTGAACACGTGTCATTGCAAGTAAGTGACACGAAGATAAGTGGTACGTATGACTTAGTTATTGATGGTGCAGTTGACGATGTTAAGTCTGCTTCAGCTTGGTCATACGATAATAAGTTTGAGTCTTTTGAAGTATTAAGTCAGGGAGATGCATTTGGATATATTGCACAACTTGTAGGCTATGCAAAAGCTGCCAAGAAAAAATTAGGTGGTTGGTGGGTAGTCAACAAGGCGAATGGTAAGTTCAAGTATGTATCTGCTAGTAATGCTGATATGACAAAAGAAATGAACAAGATTGAAGCTACAGTACAGACTGTTAATAATAATAAGTTTGAACGTTGCTTTGAACCTGTAGAGGAAACATTTAGGGGTAAGGCTACAGGTAATACAGTCTTAGGAATTAATTGCAGTTTCTGTGACTATAAAAATTCTTGTTGGGATAATCTTCAAGAGTTACCATCCGTAATGTCGAAAGCACAATTCCCTAAAATTGTGTCATATGTTGAGTTAAATGTCTCCTCATAAAGTAAGAAGAGAAGCACTAAAGTATGGGTATAGGAGTGGCTTAGAGCATAAGATTTCTATGGCTCTTGATACAATAAATTATAGTTACGACTATGAGGGTATCAAGATAGAATGGGAAGACTTAGCCTATCGCACCTATACCCCTGACTTTGTGTTAAACAATGGAATTATAATCGAAACTAAAGGTAGGTTTATGGCTTCTGATAGAAGAAAACATTTAGCTATAAAGAAACAACACCCTAAGTTAGATATAAGATTTGTATTTACAAATAGTAAAGCTAAGTTAAGTAAGGGAGCTAAGTCTAATTATGCAGAGTGGTGTATAAAATATGGATTTAGATACTACGACAGGATAATACCTGAAGATTGGCTAAAAGAAAAAGGAAAAAATAAACACCCTAAATTCATAAAATTTATAGGAACTAAAGTAAGGAGAAAATAAATGACAAATAAATTCGATAATAAAGGTAATCAATTTTTTATAGAAATAGTTCCTAATATTACAGATGAAGGTAAGTGGACAGGCATGTTTCAATTAGTAATAAATGCTAGAAAAACTAATATAGATGAAGATAGCTTTTATCAATTAGAGCAGTTATGTCAAATGGGATGTGCTGCTCTATCTTTGATGGAAGAAGACAAAACATTTCAAGATACAATATTAGATTATATGGATACTCCCAATGAACCTGCTAATAATAATTTGCCTAAAAGGGCAACGGTACATGACGTATCAGGAAATGTGATAACCTTGAAGTTTGATAAGGGAATTAAGCATTGACATTGGCTAGTGAGGAGTATATAAAAGACATGAGACACATAGAATATATGAAAATGATGGCAGAGAAGGAGAATCAAATGGATAAAAAAGATATGGTAAATAACCCTGAGCACTATAATAAAGCAGGTATCGAAACTATTGATGCCTTAGAAGCTATGTTAACAAAAGGATTTGACTATTATTTACAGGGTAATATAGTTAAGTACCTATGGAGATATAGATACAAAAACGGTGTAGAAGATTTAAAGAAAGCACAGTGGTATCTAAATAAATTAATAGAGGTCTACGATGACAATAAAAGTTAATATGATGCTAACATTGAGGGTAGACCCTGAAGAATACCCAATACCCTCAGATGAAAGACTTGACGAAGAATTACAAGATTATATAACAGACTTAATACATGAGATTGACGGAATAAAAATAACTAATATGAGAACAATAATGGAGAATAAAAACTATGATTAGCAATTACTTACCTACAGATTACCAAAACTTTATAGCACTCTCTCGCTATGCAAGATGGAAAGACGATGAACAAAGAAGAGAGAATTGGGGAGAAACAGTAGATAGATACTTTGATTATATGGATAATCATTTAAGTATTAAACATAACTATACTATATCTAAAGC